GGATAAAGGTATTAGATCTACTTTAGATTATCCTAAGAGAGTACGTTATACAGCATTACCTAATCAAGTATTTGATCCTAAGTTTAAAAAGAATCCTCAAAAGAATTATGAACAGTTGGTAGAACTACAGGCATATCAATGGATGCGTATAGAATCTATTAAGGCTATTAAATTACAAATTAGAATTCCTGGTAATCTTGATTTACATGCAGGATGTGCTATTGATATTGAGATGCCAGCAACATATAAAGTGGGTGAATCAATACCAGTTGACAAAAAGTACAGTGGACGCTATATTATAGCTGCAGTTACCCATGAATGTACTGGACTTACTTTGAAAACTACTTTGCTCTTGATGAAAGATTCAATACACAGCACGACAAAAGTTTTCGAGCCAGATAAATAATAGGGTATAGTTGGTATACACTTATGACAACAATAGAAGCACATATTGAGCACGATAAAGAGCTCCTTGATGATCCAACTCTCAATCCTGCTGCCAGAAGGCACTATAAGGAAGAGTTGCATGATCTAATTGAGTATGAAGAACATCATCATGACGAGATCGTAGCAGGTGACCATCATGATCCTAATTGTTTAGAACTATTCTGTGATCAGCATCCAGAGGAACCTGAATGTAAAATATTTGATGAATAAAATGTATGTTAGATTATGTTAATCCTACTCCCTATCTTTTTAAAGGGAAGTACGATTTTAAATTTGAAAAGAATAAGCAAAAGATATTTGACAATTTAGTTCTAGCAAAGGATGTCTCTAAGCATTATAATGTAGAGCAACCTTTGATGAGAGGGGACGCATTAACCAGTGTAGTCCTTATGGGAACGCAGTATCAACCTCCACATACTTGGCCAGAGTTCCGAGATTTTGTGGAGGGTTGGTTGCCGTCTCGTATTGGAGAAATATGGGAAACTTGGAGATTAGAATCAAGAGTTAATAATTATATTTCAGAATCATGGTTGAATGTACATCCTAAAGGAGGATGGACTGCAGAGCACTGTCATAACCGTGCTATTATTGCTGTATCATGCTATTTAAATGTACCACCTAATAGTGGTAATTTAGTAGTAGAAAATCCAATGCAAATATACAAGTGTGCTGAACCTATGCATGCTAATTATGATAGTCTTGGATTAAAATGGCATACAGTTGACGTAGAGACTAATGATGTGCTATTATTCCCTGGATGGTTAAGACATAAGACAGAGATAAATCAATCTGATGAAGAGAGATATATAATGTCAATTAACGTCATGTATGATTTTAAAGAACGAGTGAGTCAAATGGTATGAATCCAGAGTTTCAAGCATTTCTCTTAGGTACTTGGAGTAATAAATCTCAGGCACAGTCTAATCCTACTGGGTTTAGGCAGGTAACTCTTCACTGGACAAGAAAGATTGGAAGAGGACAAGGATATTTTCATGGTGCATATCATTATAGGAATGAACCTGATCCATACCTAGAAGTAAGAAAGAAACTGATAATGAATTCAGAAACCGAAGTAGTTCTTGAACATTTTGGTGGAACTTATAGTAATTGGAAAAGAGTTCCTGCATGTGATATGACACTGAAATGGGATGGTAGTAAATGGTATGGTGAATTTGATACAGGATCAATCACAGCAGAACTTCATCTTTATGGTAATAAATTATTCACTAAGGATAAGTCTGTAGATGAGGATGGCAAAGTTATTTGGGGTGATGATAAATTATATAAATTTGTCCGCCTCTGAGTTTTTCACTAAATATAAGATGAGGAAACTTTAAAAGAATATGGCATTTGAGACCATTGATGGTATTACCCAAGAACCTTTGGTAAATTTCGTTGGTAAAGACGGATTTTACTGGTGGGTTGGGGAAGTAGAAGATAATGAAGATCCCATGGCTTTGGGAAGGGTTAAATGTCGTGTGCTTGGATATTATACGAATGTTCGTGGTGGTACTACAGGAGATTTGCCTACAAAGCATTTACCTTGGGCTACCGTTTTACAGCATACATCACAACCTGGAAATGATAAGCAAGGAGAATCATCTGGTCAATTACAACCAGGTGCTATTGTCATGGGATTTTTCATGGATGGTGATAGTGCTCAAATGCCTATTGTTATAGGTGTTTTAAGAACAATTAAATCAGATAAGACTAAAAAGAAAAAAGTATTTGCATTTACTGGTAAAGAAATGGAACCAGGACTTGCACCTAACGTGGCAGCATTAAATCCGATGTTCCCCAATTCTTCACAAGCAACAGAAGAGAAAGAAGGGTATAGTAAGGATAAAAATACTAGCGTTAATATTCCTGGTGAAAAGGTCGATGGCACTAGGGAAGAACCTGGCTCAAAGCAAAATCCTAATAACTTAGAAACTAGCGGATCTGGAATTGGATCTGGAGCACCAAAGGTAACTGATAAACCAAGACCTGCTGCTAATGGTGTAGGTGGTCCTTGGAAAACTTTGGAATATCAGTTGCAATATCTGATGGAAGATCTTGGTGATACTGCTAGTACATTAGTTAAGGCAGAAGATGGGGATTTTCTTGATGTCATGACTGGTAAGTTAGTAACAGCGAAGAAACTTACGACCAAGTTGCAGAATTTCTTGGGAGCAGTATTTGCTCAAGTTATATCTGCAATGCGACAAGCATTGGCTAATCTCGCTGAATCACTAAAACTTGCTACTATCCTCGGAAGTAAGACTGGTGCTCCGATGGTTATTTTTGGTATCATTCAGTCAGCAGTGAAAGTAATATTATCTGCCCTGTGCGGTCTTGATAGTAATCTTACTAGTTTCATTGCAGATCCTATGGGCATGATAACAAGTGCTTTGAATGGTATGCTTGAGGGTCTTATTGACAGAGCACAGTTTGTTATGGACAGTGTTCAAAAGACTATTGATAGCATAGTATGTAATGTTCAGTCAATGATTGATAGTATTGCAGGTGTTGTTAGTAAGGTTACAAGCATTGTTGATGGTATTGGTAAAGCAAAGGAACTTATTGAAGCATGGAAAAAGGGATCTGGAATTTTTGCTGATGGATTTGACCTTATTAAGAACGGTAAAGCAAGCATAACTGGAATCATTAAACTTATTCTTGGTTTCATCGCTAGTGATTGTGGAAGAAAGGCAGATGGTGGTGAGGACACAGTTGGTTGGTATCCATTATTAGGTGTAACACATTGTACTCCAGAGGAATTGAAAGCAATTGAAGAAGTAAGAGGAAAAGGTCGAGGTACTTGTGGTGGAGATAGTGATACTGGTGGTTTATTTGATAGTATATTTAAAGAGGCAGATCCATATTTAACTGTTGCTACAACTTTCTTAGATGGTGCTTATGATTTACATATAGGTAATCCTGGTAAGAGAGCAACTGAATCTAAAAAAGCTAGTGGAAGTAAGCACTTATCAATCTGCATGAATAATCATGAGGCAGCATATAAGAAAGCAGCGGAGGCAATAAGACAGGCGGAAGAGAAGTCTGGTGTTAAGATGACAAAGGAAGAAAAGCAGGTAATATATGATCAAGCAATTAAGGTCAGTAATAAAACTAATCCTCCAAATAAAGGTGATAGAGGTTGTTTAGTTGCTGACCATTTAACTTGGGTAGGTAATCGTACCCAAGATATTGATGGTGATGATTGTTTAGATGTTGCAGGTGATCAGGTACATAATATTCATGGTGATTATCATTTAGATGTTACTGGTAATTGTCATATAACAGTTGGTGGTGGTTTCTTCTTTAATGCTCAGGGTGCTCCTAAGAGTGTTGATAAGAATGGTAATAAGGGAAGTGATAAGATACAGAAGCATACTATTGAATTTGGATCTGATGTTGATATTCTTTCAGCAGGTGCTAAGATAGGTATTCAAGGATCAGAACTTGATCTTGCTTCACTATCAACTAAGGTTAGTGGTAGTATTATGGAAGTTTCTTCAACTCAACAGTCATATGCTGGTGGAGAAATTTTAATATCTGGTGATAACTCCATTGATATGTTTACTACAAGTTTATATCAGGTAATTAACTTCCCTCAAACAGGACCAGCAGCATTAGCAGGTATTAGAACTATTTGTGCTGGATCTATTGAAACAGTTATGAAACCAGGCGGATCTGCAGCGGATGCTATTCCTAGATGGATTGTTGCTAACCCTGCTGGACCAATTTCTATGACTTCTGGTGCTACTGGTTACAATAATAATGTAATTGGTGGTGCATATAATGTTAATGCAGCAGGTGTTGTTAGTATCAATGCTGGTGGTGTAGCAAGTCTTATTGCTGGTGGTGCAATGAATTTAACAGCAGGTGCTGCTCTTAATGCTAAGGCAGCGACTATCTTTCTTAACTGATCTGTGCTATAATGCTATTGTCTACGGAGACCTTATGGAAATTTTTGACGCTGCTCTCGAATCAGTATGGATTAATGTCTCTAGTAGGACTATCACTCTAGTATCTGACCTAGGTGAAACTAGGAAAGTGGAGTGGAAATGGGATCAAGAAGGTTCAGAAGGATTTTCTGAAACTGTCGATATGATTAGTAGTATGCTTGATCCTGAAATGATAACATATACTTTTGCAACACATGACTGATGTTCAAGACATAACTGAAGAGGAAGCAGTTAATAACCTTTCATTCCTCATTACTATGTGTGAGAGAAACCGTACTGTATGGAGAATTAAGCGTCCTGATGGATGTGTTGTAATGCTATCTCCAGTCATTCAGTCTGGTCCCCCAGTAGATCGAGAGGTTTTAAGTCAAGTAGAAGAGTTTAGAAAGGATTTCGTTGACAAAGAAGCATAAATATCCTATACTCGACCAGTAAACAGGCAGACCGATGCGTCTCAAACGCCATGAAACTCCTAGAAAGCAAGGACGCAACTTCAAATCGAAGTTAGCGTCTGCCCGTTTGCGTCAAATTAAAAAACGCACGAAGATGATGATAAAACGTCTTAATGCTAATGAGGAGCGTTCTCAATAAGGTATTGCAATTTCTCAATAGATGCTATATAATAGAGAGAGTTTTTTAAGACTTATGGCATCTTATTCGGTTACACTCGTAGACACAGCAGGTAATGAAACTACCTTTGACTGTGCGGACGATGAATTGATTTTGGACAAGGCAGAAGAAGAAGGTGTTGATGCACCATATTCTTGTCGTGCTGGTGCATGTTCTACATGTGCAGGTAAAATTGTCGAAGGTACAGTTAATCAGGAAGATCAATCTTTCTTGGATGATGATCAGTTAGAAGCAGGTTTCGTATTAACATGCGTTGCAACTCCTACTTCTGATGTTAAAATAAAATTAGGAGAAGAGGAGAATTTATACTAATGAGAAAACAGTTAATTAATGCATTACTAGCACATGCTCAAGGTGATATTGCCAAGCATAGAGCAAATGTTGAAGTATACCTTACTGCACCAGTAGGTATAGGTGAGCACTCTAATGTTGTAGAAGCAATTGAAGAAGAGTTGAACATGATTGCTAAGTACCAGGACCAAATTGAAGTTATAAATACCTACTTTAAGGTTAAGGGAGACCAAGTAGTATTAAATGAAGGACAAGAAGGCGGCTAAGAAAATTATCAAACTTGCAAAAAAACATCCAGACTGGTATACTAAACAAGACATAGCATATGCTAAGATGGTAAAGCGAAGAGAAAAACTTAAAGAGCAACAGGCAGAGAAAAATGATTGACACTTCATGGAGTTCAATTAGAATAGGTCTTGTTATGTTGCTTGGAGTTATATGGTTCGCATTACTAGCAGACACCGCACGGAGGAGTTTAGACGATGACGACTAGATCATTTACTAAGAAAGATAAGAAAGGACGTGAAGAAACTTGGGAGTGGGAAGAAACTCCTGATGTTATAAAAGCCCTAGATAGACTACATCAAAACATGAGAGAAAATAGTGAACAATCCAGCACTACTAAATGATCCTGGCGCAGGTCCAGAGGTATATCCTGTCAGTGGAGGTATGTCCACTGAAAAACTGGAAGAAGCAAAAGGATATGATGAGGGCGAATTGATTGCAGAATTACTCTGTATCACTGGTGAGTTAGGTGGAAAAATGGAGAGACTTACTACTTCAGACCATTCTGGACGTACCAGTAAGAAAATTGTAATTGAGTATGATGTTCAAACTAAACGAGGGTAAAAATGAAAAAGTATTTCGACAAAGTAGTTGAATGGGATAAGAAAATTATCAAGAAATGTCAAGACAAATTTGGATTGACAGATTATCAGGTAGTTTGTATTTCATTTGCTAAAGGTTTTATTATCGGAGCAATCCTACTTTGAAATGTGAGGTACAACTCTACGTAGCAGGAACTGTCTTTAAAGAAGAAGTTATTGCTCGTAATTATGATGAAGCACGAAAAGTTGCTTTAGCACGTAATCCAAATGCCAAGGTAATTAGTGTCAATGCAGTTTTTAAATAGTATGGATGAATTAGTATTTGATTTACTGAAGAGAGATGCTTATCGTAAAGGTGAGTATACTCTCTCTTCTGGTAAAAAGAGTGAACATTATGTCAATTGTAAACCTGTGATCTTAAATGGTCGAGGTTTGTTTATGACTAGTTGTTTACTATTAGATCATGTTGAAGAAGATAGTGTTGCAGTAGCAGGACTTACTTTAGGTGCAGATCCGTTAGTATCTGGTGTTGCAATATCAGCAGCATTGGATGGTCGTAAATTAAATGCATTGATTATACGGAAAGAACCTAAAGGACATGGAACAGCATCTCAAATAGAAGGACCATTACCACCAAAGGGTAGTAAAATTACAGTTCTTGAAGATGTTGTAACCAGTGGAGCATCTTGTATTAAGGCAGTTAATGTCTTAAGAGACCAAGGATATGAGGTAAATCGTGTCATTTCTATCATAGATCGACAAGAAAGAGATAAGTTTGTATTTTTTGATGCCCAATTAGAGTTAGTATCTCTATTCACTCTTGCTGACCTTGCTAAATAGATCTGTAGCAAAACGTATGTAATTCGTGGCAACTAAGAAGATTTCACAACTGGAAACAATTTCAGATGCTAACCTTTCGGGAGAAGCAATTCTTCCTGTTGTGGTGTCTGACCCATTGATTCCTAACAGAAAAGCAAAAGTTAATCAATTATTCAGAGGTGTAGGACAGGGGACAAAATCTGCTCCTGGAATGGCGTTTGACCTTGATCGAGATTCGGGATTAT